GGATTTCAAGAAGGTGTAGCTAAAATCCAAAGAGGGCTAAAGTTAGTTCAAAGTGAATTTGCAGCGGCAAGTTCTAAACTTGGTGATTTTGGAAAATCTGAAGAAGGCCTAAGGCTTAAAGCAGATACCTTAAGCAAGCAGATAGAACTTCAAAAGGATAAAGTTGCAGCACTTAATAAAAGCTTTCAAGAAAGTGCCCAGAAAAAAGGCGAAGATGTTAAAGCAACGGAGAACCTTAAGATAAAACTTAATTATGCAGTAGCTGAATTAAATAAGATGCAGCAGGAACTAAAACAAACTACAACTGAATTAAATACAAAGAGTTCATCTTGGTATAAACTTTCAGAGTCTATGGAAAAAGCAGGGGAAAAGATGAAGTCTGTAGGAGAGAAGATATCTTCAGTTGGAAGTAAGCTTTCCACTGCTGTTACATTACCTCTTGTAGGAATTGGAACAGCAGCTACGAAAATGGCTATGGATGCAGTTGAATCAGAAAACCTCTTTGAAGTAGCCATGGGTTCTATGGCTGGTGATGCAAGGAAGTGGTCAGAGGAAACCTCTAAAGCTTTAGGCTTAAATGCCTACAATGTAAGAAAGAATGTAGCAACTTACAACTCTATGTTAACCAGTATGGGATTAACAACACAGGAATCCTTAAAGATGTCTGAAGGACTTACTCAGCTTTCCTATGATATGGCTTCCTTTTATAATTTAAAACCAGAAGAGGCATTCGAAAAATTAAAATCTGGTATAAGTGGTGAAGCAGAGCCATTAAAGGCTTTAGGTATTTTGGTTAATGAAAATACTATTAAAACTTATGCCTATACTCATGGAATTGCAAAGCAGGGTGAAACTTTAACAGAACAGCAGAAGGTAATGGCAAGATACGGGGTTATTATGGAATCTACTAAAAATGCACAGGGTGATCTTGCAAGAACTATGGATTCACCTACCAATAAACTTAGAGTAATGAAAGAACAGGCAGAGCAATTAGGTATTCAGTTTGGACAGCTTTTGATTCCTATACTTGAAAAGCTAATAGGAATAGTAAAACCATTAATGGATAAATTTCAAGGTTTATCTAAAGAGCAACAGGAGATGATTGTGAAAATAGGTTTAGTTGTTGCAGCAGTTGGACCTATTATAGGAATAATAGGTAAAGTAATCAGCATAGCAGGAACACTTTCTACTGTAATTGGAAGTATATCAGGGGCAATGGCAGCAGCAGGAGGTGCTTCAGCAGCACTTGGTGCTGTATTTACAGCATTAACTGGTCCAGTTGGAATTGCAATAGCTGTTATCGGTGGACTTGTTGCTGTTGGGGTTCTTTTATATAAAAACTGGGATACTATAAAAAATACTGCAAGTACAATATGGCAGGCTCTTACTGCAAGCATTAGTAATTCTGTAACTGCAATAAAAACAGCTTTAGTTTCTACATGGGAATCAATAAAAGCTGTAGTTCTTCCAATAGTTGAGGGAATAGCAAGTGTTATTAAAACTATTTGGGATGGTGTAAAGACAGGATTTGAATTCCTTTGGGAAGTTATAAAGACCATTTTCACAAGTGCTTGGACGTTTATTTCGTCTATTGTTCAAACTTATATAAATATAGTTGCATCTGTCATTAGTGTTGCTTGGCAGCTTATTCAGACTGTAACATCTACAGTGTGGAATGCCGTATCTGGTGTGATAATTACTGTTTGGAATGGGATAGTTAGCTTTCTAAACCCTATAATTCAAGGAATAGGGAATGCAATAACCACTGCATGGAATAGCATAAAATCTGTTACAACAACAGTGTTTAATGCAGTTTCTTCAATTATAAATTCGGTCTGGAATTCAATAGTGAATTTTATTACACCAATAATTAATTCAATAGTTTCTACTTTGACCACAGCATGGAATAACATAAAATCAGTAACAAGTACTGTATGGAATGCTATACAATCAGCATTAAATGCAGTTTGGAATGGAATAAAAAATACCACCACATCTGTTTGGAACTCTATATCAAGTTTCTTTTCAAGTATGTGGAGCGGAGTATCAAGCCTTTTTACAAATGCTGTTAATGGCATTAAAAATACTGTATCTAATGTATGGAGCAGTATTTTGTCAATTACAACTAGTATATGGAATAATATTAAATCTGCAATAATGACTCCAATCAATGCTGCAGTGAATTTTGTTAAGGAGCAGATAGATAAAATTAAAGGTTTCTTTGACAGATTGGATATTAAATTTCCACATATAAAACTGCCACACTTCAGTATTAAAGGTGAATTCAGCTTAAAGCCTCCAAGTGTACCACACTTAGGAGTTGATTGGTATGCAAAGGGAGGTATATTTAATAGACCTAGTATAATTGGTGTCGGAGAATCAGGAACTGAAGCTGTTCTTCCAATTGACAGGCTTGATGAACTTATGGCTAGGGCAATTGAAAAAGTAAAAGGAAGTAATGGTGGTGGAGGATTAGCACTTCACATAGAAAACTTCATTAATAATTCAGATAAGGACATAGAACAGCTTGCTTATGAACTAGAGTTTTACAGGCAGAGAGTAGCAATGGGAAGAGGAGGTGCTTAGGATGTTTAGCTTTAATTTTGGAAGTAAAAACAGTTTTACTGACTATGGAATTTTAATAACTAAGAGACCTTCCATTCCTTCTCCTAAAAGAAGAATAACCAATGTTGTAGTTCCAGGAAGAAATTCAAGTTTGAGATTTGATGAAAATACTTATGAGGATATTACAATAACAGTTGAATGTTCTTTAAAGGAAGGAAGCCTTCCTAATAAAATAGATGATATAAAAGGTTGGCTTATAGGCACAGGAGAAAGCAGCTTGATTTTTGACTTTCAAACAGATAGAAAGTATGTAGCACAAGTAGTTAATGCAATTGACTTTAGTCAAGCCTATAAATATTTTTCTAAGTTTGTTATTGTTTTTAACTGTCAGCCTTTTAAATATGCGGTAAATAATAGTGCTACCAATTTAATAGCAGCAGGTAAGGTAACAAATCCAGGCACTATATACTCTGAGCCAATAATTAAGGTTGTGGGAAATGGTGACATCACCTTGAATATTCAATCTCAAACTGTAAAGTTCAAAGGAATAGCAGATCATATTATTTTAGATAGTCTTCAGCAAAATGCTTATAATCAAAGTGGCGAAAATCTAAATAGCAAGGTTACAGGGGAATTTCCTGTTTTATCTGTTGGAGATAACAGCATCTCTTGGAGTGGTAATGTTTCTAAGGTAGAAATCACTCCTAATTGGAGGTGGCTATAGTTTGATCTGCGTTTATGATAGAAGGACTTTAAAAGGGAACTTTGATAATAATGGTTTAGCTATTTTACATGAGTGCATCCTATTAGAAATAACAGAAGAGTTAAATGGACAGTATGCTTTGGAATTAGAGTATCCTGCAAATTCTAAAAAGGTTCAGTATTTACAAGAGTTCAATATACTTAAAGTTAATGGGCAGCTATTTAGAATATATAAAGTGGAAAAAGTACAGGCCAGTGATAAAAGGATTAAGGTTTACGCAAACCATATCTTTTATGACATGGCCTATTATTTTATAGAGGATGTAAGAGCAGAAAATGCACCAGTAAAAACTGCAATGCAAAAGGCTCTGGTTAATGATTTGCCTCTAATTTATGAAGTGGATAGTGATATTGTAGTTGCCAATACACTTTATATGGTAGAAATAAGTCCAGTTGAAGCGTTTTTCAAGATGATAGAGAAATGGGGACAAGGGGAACTTTTAAGAGACAACTACACAGTTAAAATTCTAAAGCAAATTGGAAATGACACTGGGGTATTAATAAAGTACGGAAAAAACATTCAAGGTTTGAAGGTTACTGTTGATACAACGGAAGTAGTAACAAAACTCTATCCTAAAGGTGCTGGCGGAGTTAAGCTAAAAGAAAAATATATTAGTGTTCCCAATTGGGATAGTAACAGCTATCCACCCTTTCCAATTATAAAGAAAGTAGAGATTAATGATGCTGGTGATGAAGTAACTTTAAGAAAGATGGCTACAGATTTAGCAAATGTAATTGGATTAAGTACAGTTAATATTCAGGTGGATTTCATTGAACTTAGCAGGACAAAGGAATATGCACAATATAAACAGCTTGAAACTGTAAAGGTTGGAGATATTGTTACTGTAAGGCATAATGAGTTTAATGTAGATGTTAAGGTAAAGGTAATTAAAACAAAGAAGGATGTATTAACAGGCTTAAATACTAAAGTTGAACTTGGACAGCCCTTAAAGGATTTAACTAATACAATGGACCCTACTTCTTTACTGAAAACAGTAAAGGATGATTTAGGCAACCAAGTGGCACAGGCATTAAGTTCTATGCTCTATTATGCAAGTCCACAGGTTTTAACTATTAATACTTCTGTGCAGCAACCTATTTACTTAGGGGTTACTGCAATAGCTAATACCAATCTTACATTACTTTTATCAATTTATGGTGTGGCAAGTCAAGTGTGCACTTTAACAATGAAAATACAACTTGATAATACGGATATAACTTTTACACCAAAAACAAAACTGCAGCAAGGAGACAACACTGTAGGGATACCTCTTGGAATTCCACAGGTAGCAGCAGGAGCGCATTATGTAGGTGTATTTCTTAGTGTTGATGCTGGAACTTTTACAATACCATTATGGAATTTGCAGCTTATGATTGATGGTAGAAATCTTCAGGGTGGACTTAATGCGGAGCCGCCACACGCAGAAGTTAAAGATTCACAAGCATTTGTTGCTATGCACAGTATGTATTTCAATTTGCTAAGAGGAAATACATTTAGAAATATGATTATAGATCAGCCAATTAACCAATCAGGAAATACAAATCCTAATAATCCTGCTTTGAGCAGCAGTCAAAGAATTGCAATAAATACAATCACAGCAAATAAAAATCAGACAACATCCTATTTTATAAGTCAAATAAAGTATGGAGTTATATGGGATGTGATTCCTGTTTTGAGTAACCAATATTTATATAATGCATCTGACTTAGCGATAGACAGTAATGGAATGTATTTTTTAAGTACAGTTCCTGCAGCTGAATTTACAAAGCTTGAAGATCCAATCACCGATGGAGTAATTTTCTCAGCACCAATGGCAGATGCATCAAAGTGGTCTTATATAGAAACATTGGAGGTGAAGTAATATGCCAGCAATAAGCACACAGCTTTCAGCCTTAGGAAACACAGGAATGACTAGGCTTGGAACTACTAATGATGATACTACGGTAAATATTGCTATGGGAATGACAATGAAATATGGAGGAGCAGATGTAACTACCATTTATACAAGTGGTAACAGCTGGGTTGGCTTTGGAAGTAGTACACAGCATTTAAATATAAATAATAGAGATGCAAGTTACAATGCTCTTTATTATAAACTTGAAACTTTGTACGGTCAGACTTGTTTTAGGCTTAGATTTGAAGGAAATACTTCCTACAGCTCTTGGGGGGCTAATAACTTAGTTTGGGAGTTAATATGCTTTTCTGATGGCGGAATGACATTAATTATAGTAAGAAATGATGGCGGAGGTACAAGTAACTTTGATTCAAAAGGCAATGGAACAATAAGTTATGGTTGTCAAACAGGAAAAAGCTATGCGTTAACACCAACTTCTAATAGTGGAGGTATCAACTATTCAATTTCAGAAGGACAGTATATGCCAGCAATAATAAAATATTTGGTTCAGGATGGACTTGAAATAAAAGCATATTATGAATCAGAAGGGCAATTTAAAAAGGTAGGTGATGCACCTGCAACACCACAGATGTTTAGAGATTTTGGAAATGATAAACCTAACTCATCAAGAGTAGGGATAGTTGAACAAATACCAAATTTACTTATGTGGTGCGATTTTGCTGATATGTATGATAACAGCCCACTTCCAAAGTTATATCAGACAGGTGTACCACATCCAAAGCTTGTAAAAATGGCAAATGATGAATTCTTTAATGAAGCCTATATTATAGGAATAGTAAAAGCAACTCTTCAAGTAACCTGCAGTGGAGCAAGTGTTTTAAAGTTTGCACTAAGTGAAAATGGAGGAGTTACTTGGAAAGCTTGGTATAACAACGCTTGGGTTTCTTTAGATATAAATAATATGCAGGATTTAAAAGACAGAGGAATGACCAAAGCAACTCTTGAAGCAATAACCGAAGCTCAATGGACAAGTTTGGGGTTAAGTAATAAGAAAATAAGATTTGCATGGTACATGGAGCAAGTTAATTTAAATAGTCCAGTTATCGTAAGGCAGATAAAACTGGATTATAAAACACAGGGGGTGTAATGGGTGAAGTTTAGGGAAAGTGTGGCTTACAGTAAAGATTTAATAACAGGCAGAAAGCTTGAAGTAGTAAAAAATAAGCCTATTGCAGTACCAACAAAAGGTGTATTTACTGTAGAGCTATTTGATGCAATAACAGGTGAGAAGACCTATGAAGCTAAAAGTGAAAATAGGATATCAGCAGTATTTGCAAATGCAGCCTACTTAGATGGGTACTTCTATAAAATACTAGATAACACTGTGAATAATGATATTTACAGATGTTACAATAGCCAAGGTTATGGCCCATGCAATGTACTAGCATTAACTGATGGAGATATTCCAGAAGATCCTTATGATTATTGGATGTGGGGAAACGTAATAGGGTACTGTGATTTATGGCAGAACTATGCTGGCTCCAACACAAGAAGAGGTAACAGAAATGCAAATGAATCAACTAGACCTGCTACATATGCAAACGGCAGTGGAACAATATTAAATTCAGTAACTAGACATTGGGTAGTGGACTTTCCAACAAGTGCAGGTAATGGAACTTTTAAAAGTATTTATTTAACAGGCTATGGCAGCATGGAAAGTGGTAGTTATAGTTACCCACAATATAATTGGCTTTATGATAAAAAGTGGCTTAAGTCAGGTAATTCCAGTGCTAGTTTAGGAACTCATTGTGTTGCAACAGATGAAACTTACTTTTATGCACTACAAGTTGATTCTACGAAGGTTTATTGTTGGCATAAAAGAACTTGGGTGGCTCAAACAGATAAAGCACTGCCAGCTAATGCAAGGAGCATTTGTTATGATAAGTATACTCAATGTTTTTGGATTCTTCATACGGATGGAACTTTTAAAAAGCTAGATAAGAATTTTCAAGTGGTACAAACCTATGGTAGAAGTGCAGCAATGGATACTGTTGATGGAGTAACAATGACAACTTCAAGATATTATTGGGATATCTGTGTTACAGAAAGCAACGTACTATATACATTTTATGCTTATAATTCCAATCAATCTATCTGTAAAACTGTAATGGCTGTATATAACAAGGATGGAACTTTTGTAAAGAATATTACCATTCATAGTTCAAGCAGCTATAATGCTACTTTATTTGAAATCCCTAATAATAAATTAATGGTTGTATCAAATGGGTTATATATAGTTTTTAATAAAGGGGATTTAAGCATTTATAGTAATTCACATGATGGAAGTAACACTGGAAAATGGAATAGCGGAAGCGATTTTTGTAGATGGGATTTTGATTTAAATATTGTGTGTAGATACTATTCAGGCAGTTATGGAAATATAGGCTTCAGTTGGGTTGTTCCAGCAGGAGCACATACACTCCTTCCAGAGTCTGTTACTAAAACCCCAACCAATACTATGAAAATACAATATGATCTAACTGTGGATTATGTATATCCATTGGATATGCCACCGCATTAAAATAATAAATTCAGGAGGAGAAAGTGATGAAGAATATATTAAATACTTTGCAATTAATATTTACTGCCTTAGGAGGTTATATTGGCTGGTTTTTAGGAGGAGTTGATGGCTTTATGTATGCACTGATTACCTTTGTTGTCATTGATTATGTAACAGGCCTCATGGTAGCAGTGCTAGAGAGAAAGCTATCAAGTGAGGTTGGATTTAGGGGGATATTTAAAAAGGTTTTAATTTTTGTAATGGTAGGCATAGGAAACATAATAGATGTTCATTTGATTAAGAACGGTAGTGCGATTCGTACTGCTGTTATTTTTTTCTATGTTTCTAATGAAGGTATAAGCATTATAGAAAATTCAGCTAAGGTTGGACTGCCAATACCAGAGAAACTAAAAGATGTTTTAAAGCAGCTAAATAAGGAGGATGATAAGGTTGACTAAGATAAAAAGGTATTGCCAATGGTGTGATGATGAGTTTTATGTATATAAGTCCCAAATACGAAATAATGGAGGTAAATTTTGTTCAAAGTCGTGTAGGATGTCATATAGAAATAAAATAGATAATCCAGCTTGGCAACCAGAAGTTAGATTAAAAATAAGTGTTAATCATGCAGATGTATCAGGAAAAAATAATCCTATGTATGGAAAGAAAGGTTCTTTAGCACCTAGTTATATAGATGGACGCAGTTTCATTTCAGGTGATGTCTGGCGTAGGATAGCACTTGCAAATAGGCCTAAAAGATGTGAAGTTTGTGGGAAAGAAGAAGAAGGTAGACGTCTGCACATTCATCATAAAGATAAGAATAGAAATAATAACAATCTAAATAACCTACAAGTTGTATGTGCTAGATGCCATAATAATATTTTACACCCAAGGAGAAGAGATTCCTTGGGTCGTTTTATTGAGGGGGTGGTTTAAATGCCAAGGATTATAATGATTGATCCTGGCCATTAACGGTGGCCAAGATCCAGGAGCAACTTATAATGGTAGAAAGGAAAGCAATGATGTTTTAAGCATAGGCAGAGCTGTAGCAGCAGAGGTAAGAAGGCATGGAGTTACAGTTGATGAAACAAGAACGACCGATGCTACAGTAAGCCTTCAAGAGCGTAGTAATTTTGAAAATAGAAATACTTATGACTATTTCATATCCTTTCATAGAAATGCTTATCAGCCGGAAAAAGCTAGAGGAGTTGAAACTTACACATATTTAAATCCAGGAGCAAAATCAAAAGCTTTAGCTCAAAGAATACAAACAGCACTTGTAGCCTTGGGTTTCGCAGATAGAGGTGTAAAGGAAGCTAACTATCATGTGTTAAGAGAAACAAAAGCTCCTGCAGTTCTTGTTGAGATAGGCTTTATTGATAATACAGGAGATAATAATTTATTTGACTCAAAGAGAAATGAAATAATAAAGGCTTTGGCAAAAGCAATATTAGCACAATTAGGGATTGATTATATCGAAGCTTCAGCACCAACCCAAGCAGAAAGTGGTCAAACTCTTTATAGAGTAATGGCAGGTTCTTATAAGGTAAGAGAAAATGCTGAAAAGCAGGTACAAAAGCTAAAGAATGCAGGCTTTGATGCTGTAATTATGATTTTTAATAAGTAGCCGTTACTTAAGGTTTTAAGTAGCGGTTTTTCTTTTATTTAGCTTGACTTCTATCACCTTTAGAGTGATGTATAGTAGTACCAAATTGATAGAAGGGAGGAGATAGAATGCGTGTTAGGATTATTGAACCTGTAAAAAAGCAGGAAAACAAAAAGAAAAGGGTTTGTGCCTATGCAAGGGTTTCAACTGGCAGCGATGCTCAGGGTGAATCTTTAGAAAATCAAATCCAGTATTATGAAAATCTGATTTCAAATAATCCTGATTACGAATATGCAGGTGTGTTTGCTGATAGAGGAATTACCGGCACTACAGATAACAGACCAGAGTTTCAAAGAATGCTTAATCTTGCAAGAGAAGGGAAAATAGACTTAATCATTACCAAATCTATCTCAAGATTCGCAAGAAATACAGCAATAATGCTTCAAGTAGTAAGAGAACTAAAAGACATTGGTGTAGAAATAATATTTGAGAAAGAAAATATCAAAACTTTATCAGGGGATGGAGAGCTTATGCTAACCGTCCTCTCTTCTTTTGCCCAGGAAGAAAGTAAAAATATCAGTGATAACTTAAAGTGGAGGGTAAAGAAGAAGTTTGAAAAGGGAGAACTTATTATAAACACTAAAAGGTTCTTAGGTTATGACAAGGATGAATACGGCGATTTAGTAATAAACCCAAAAGAAGCAGAAATAGTTAAAAGAATATTCGAAGATTATTTAAAAGGCAAAGGAACATTTACTATAGCCAAAGAATTAAATGCAGAAAGAGTGCCTACAGTTGCGGGCGGCAGATGGCAGGAAAGTACAATATTAAATATCTTAAAGAATGAAAAATACAAGGGAGATGCCATACTTCAAAAGTACTACACACCAGACCATTTGAGAAAAGTGAGCGTAAGAAATAAAGGCGTAATTGACAGTTATTATATTGAAGATAACCATTCACCTATAATTTCAAGAGAAATATGGGAGCAGGTTCAGATAGAAATTGCAAAAAGAGCAAAGGCAAAAGGAAATAAAGCAGGTGATACAAAGAAATATACAAACAGATATCCATTATCAGGAATGCTTTACTGCAGTAAATGCGGCTCTACTCTTAGGAGAAGAACTTGGAACAGCAAGCACTCTTGTAAAAAAATAGTTTGGCAGTGCAGTAATTATATTAAAAACGGAAAAGACGCCTGCAGTGGTACATCAATTGATGATGAGGTTATAAGCAGGCTTAATATAGAAGAACCGATAATTGTGAGGGAGGAATTTAGAGATGGCAAGAAATATTACAGTTATACCTGCAAGAGGCAACAGAACCAACTTAGCAGAACAAATACAGTCGCAGAAAAAGAGAATGGCAGCTTATTGCAGAGTATCAACAGACCAATTAGAACAGTTATCAAGCTATGAAGCACAGGTAAATTATTACACTAATTATATAAATGGACATCCAGATTATGAATGTGCAGGAATTTATGCCGATGAAGGAATTTCAGGGACAAACACTAAAAAGAGAGAACAGTTCAATAAGATGATTGAGGATTGCAAAGCAGGAAAAATAGATATGATAATAACTAAGTCCATATCAAGGTTTGCAAGAAATACTCTTGATACTTTAAACTACGTAAGACAGCTTAAGGAATTAGGCATCGGAGTAATATTTGAGAAGGAAAACATCAACACTTTAGATTCTAAAGGAGAAGTACTGCTTACAATCCTAAGTTCCCTTGCCCAAGATGAGTCAAGGAGTATAAGTGAAAACTCCACATGGGGCATAAGGAGAAGATTTGAACAGGGAAAGCTTCATATAAACCACACAAAATTCTTAGGCTATGATAAAGATGAAGAAGGAAACCTTGTTATAAATGAAAAGCAGGCTAAAATTGTAAGAAGAATTTATAAAGACTACCTTGATGGTAAAGGTCCAAATAGAATAGCTAGAGAACTTGAAGAAGAAGGTGTTCCTAACTGGAATGGGAAACCTAAGTGGTATGAAAGCAGTATTAGAAAGATTTTAAGTAATGAAAAATATAAGGGCGATGCACTACTTCAAAAGACTTACACCATTGATTTTTTAACCAAAAAAAGAGCAGTAAACAACGGAGAAGTTCCAATGTATTATGTAGAAGAAAGCCATCCTGCAATTATAGATAAAGAAATTTGGGAAGCAGTACAGCTTGAAATGGAGAGAAGAAGAGCCTTTGCTGAAAAATATAACATCAGTAAACTTGATTATGCAACAGTTGATAATCCCTTCGCAGGAAGAGTTATCTGTGGACACTGCGGCAGTGCCTTTGGAAGAAAGGTTTGGAACTCTACAGATGAAAGACTAAGAAGGATAATATGGAGATGTAATAAAAAATATGAAGTAAAGGGGAAAAAGAGCTGTGAGAATAAGCATATAGATGACAAGGTTCTGTATCAGGCGTTTGTAAATACTTTTAATGCCATGGTGGAGAATAAGAATTATTTTATGGAGAAGTGGGAGGAAGGACTTAAAAGTGAAAATGTATTGGTAAGATACAAGGCAAAACAGTTTATGGGAATTTTAGCTGATGCAGAACCGGTAGAAGACTTTGATATGGATATGTTTTTTAGGATAGTAGAGAAAATGACGGTGTTTTATGGAGAGAAGATAATAGTGAGTTTGCTTGATGGGACGGAGATTGAGGTTGTAGTTGAATAA